TTCAAGCATTGACATTGACATTTCATGATTGTCCTCACATATCCAAGGAAGAATCAACGCTTCAGTATTTCCTAACTTCACAACCGACGGCTCTTCGTAGTAAGAAAGATAATCATACCCATCCATCAACTCACGAACAGCGTTCACTTCCAGAGTATTTTTGAAATAGATGTCGTGATTTCCAATAATGATTGACGTTGGTATTTTGAGTTCATTCAAAGGTCCAAGAAAGATTTCTCTCATTGTATTGAGAGTTTTATAGTTGATGAACTTTCGTCTGTCAACTATGTCTCCCAAGTGAATCACTCCATCCACTTTTCTTTCTGCGAGAGTTGGAAAGAAAACCTCTTCGTAAAATCTACGAAAGAAGTTTGCAAAAATCAAACTATCGTTTCTTGCTCCAAAATGAGTATCGGTTATGAGTGCATATTTCATGCAGGAAGTTCCTCATTGAGATAGGTTGTCAAAGGAGACATTTTTACAAGTTTTGTATCTACTGTCTCTTTGGGTTTTTTCTTCTTTCTTTTCTTTTCTTCAAATGCGTAGATAAAATCATATATTGTAGCACGTTTGTCTGAAGTGAGAGGTGAAGCTCCAGTTGAAATAAAATCTTCTGACTCCATAGAACTAGTATCAGAGTTTTCTTCTAATGAATCAAACTCGTTCATCGTTTTGTATTTGATATACAACTGCTTCTTCTCTTTTTCAATTCTTCGTAAAAATGCATAGTAAATGATTTGAGTAAAGTAAGCAAATGGATTTTGTGATTTCTCTGGATTAAAATTATTAGCATACATCACGCAGTTTTCTATTCCATCACTCACCATTTCTTCACGAAATGCATAGTTGATAAAGTTTGGTCGATGTGACAGTTTTTCTGCAATTTTCAAAAAACACTCTCCTGCATAATCTGGTATTACTGGTGGCTCTATATCGTTATCTTTAGCAATTAGATATTGTTCACGATATTCGCTCATAACCTCAAGGAGTTTAGAATTATCAACATAATGTTGTTTCTTTCTTGGCACAGGGTTCCTTTCATAAATTTAATCATATAAGAGTATTATACATGACTACAGACCAAATGTCAAGTATGTTTTTTACACTTGACATTTGTGCCACAGACGATATAATAGGACTGTAGTCATTAAGAATAATAGTATATACAAACAATACTAGTTCATCATCATGTTCTTGAGCATCTCTTCTGATACGAAATCTTCTTGATGTTCGTTCACTTCTTTTAGAATATCATCGTAAATTTCACTCATCTTCTTTGAAAGAGAAGCCATGGTGACAATGTACTTGGCGGATACTGGTACGGAGTGGTCCTCTGTAAATGGAATCCACTTGGTAAACCGTACACCATCTTCGCCGTCTTCGTCTAGGATGTGGGATATTTTGATTGGATGTTTGAAATGAAAAAGTCCTCCCTCTGGTTTCTCCAAAATTGTGAGAAGTTCATCTCCTGTGGAAAGTTTGACATATTTAATGCTTGGGTCCATATTCATCCTTTGATTGGTATGGTGTATATATGATACGGAAATTGTTCTGAACTGTAAATTTTAACTCTTTCCATAAAATGATTGAGTGTATAGTTTTTTCTCTCCTTGAATGTTAGATCATCTGCGATATCGTAAAGAGAAGCCGATGACTTTGTGTCTGACTTTCGCAAACCTCTTCCTATTGATTGTAAATTTCTGATGCGTGATTTAGAAGGAGAAGCAAAGATAATGTTATGCAAATTCCTAATATTGATGCCGGTAGAGTATACCCCATAAGAAGCACAAATGACTGCATCTTTTTCAGTTTCAATAATATACCTGACCTGTTCTCTTGACTCTGCATCTGTACCTCCATATACAAAAAATACTCTTCTTGAGTTGTCCAGTTTATCTTGCAACATATCATATAGAATGTTGCCATGTTTTTCTACTAATTGAAATAATACGAGTGAATTACCTCTTAATCCATCTACGAGATTACATATATACTTATTTCTTTCAGGATGACTTACTAAAAAGTCAATCTCTTCTTGATACTTTAATTTAGACACAATCATAGCCGACTCTTTGGAGTACTTTAGAACCAAACACCGAATGTTTATTTCTGATAGTGTCTTTTTCTTGATGAGTTCTTTTGTTGTCGTAACCTTCTTTACTGGTCCAAATAACCCTGTGAGAATCAACCTGTGTACCTCTACTTCATCTAATGTTCCAGTTGTTCCGATACGATAAGGAGCATTCACTAGGTTTTTCATTATTTTTGTAAGTGACTTTGCTTTGTAAAGATGTGCTTCGTCACCAATCACCACCTCAAAATCATTGAAGAAAGGTTTTTTAAGTTCGTACAATGATTGCCAAGTTGAGATGATTACTTCTTTGTCCGACTCCTTTTCCTGTCCACCATAGATTTGATAAACGTGATCTTTTACTTCAAAATCTTTGTCTGCATAAGCATCAAAGTCAGAATACATTTGATTCACAAGTGACAGAGTTGGAACGATTATCAACGTCCTTCTTGGGAAGTAGTATCGCATCAAATAATAGATGATAAGTGATTTTCCAGAAGCTGTTGGTGAAAGTAAAAGACATCTCTCTTGATTTATTGCATATCGTACTGCATTGCTCTGATAATCTCTGAGTTTGTATTCACAAGGAAACGATGTGAGAAACTGAAAGTAATCTTCGTTTGTGATGTTTGGATTTTCAGATACAGTATTGTCTTTTACTCTATACTCTCTATCATTTGCAAATCTGTAAACCTCCTGTTTTAGACCCGAATAAATCTTTCCATTATCGTAGTTAAAAAGATAAACATATCCATCCCATTTCTTCGCACGAAACATGGGCATGAACTGATAGTTGTTTGGACGAAAACGAAAATAGTGATTCAGTTCCATCTTCAGAGATGGTTCGCATGAGATTTGAATATAGACATTATCAACTGAATTTATTTCCAATTCCATTATCACCCAAGTCCAGCAACAAACTTCCTCCAAGTTATTGCATTGTTGATATGGAAACTTCGGTTTTCAATAATTGATAATACCTTACTCAGATACTCTACTTTCGCTTCCTGCTCGTTAAGAATCTTTTCTGCTTTTTGTAGTGGTTCATCGGCAGCAACATAATACTTCTCAAGTTCCGTCTTGGATAGTCGTATGTTATGTTCTGGAGCTTTACCACTTTTAGAAATCACAACTTCCCATCTTTGCTGAAACAACACCTTCCAGTGTGTCTTCAAATCAGAAAGTTTGCGTTTCTCTTTACTGTAAATGTTTAAGTATTTTTGGTGAAGATTTGGTATCTTCAAAGATTCATTGTCTAAATCTGTGTCATCAATGTGAGAGTCATTCTCCCACATTGTCATTATTTCATCAATTGTCATAAATTATATAGATATCAATTATTCAATAGGTTTCTAATTTCATAGTTTACATAACGAAAAGTAGCGGTTGCAACAAAATATTCAACGTCTGCTGCAGAACTGTCAAACTCAATAGATGATATATTGATTGGAAACGCATCGAAAAAGTGAAACTCCATTTGAGGATTCATTGCACTTGTCAGAAGTGTGAGAACAATAGTAGAAACTGTTCCACCTCTTGCAGTTGGATTTGAACCACTCGCTTTGAGTTTGCGAAACTTTTCTTGACCTTCCGCAAGTCCAAGAGCTATAATTCGATCATAAATCTCGGTCCAGTTTTTCATGTGTTCATCCACAATGAAACGGACAGACAACTCTTCAAAACTTACTCTCGAACCAGCTACAGGAATAGTTGCGGTTGGGTTGAAAACCTCTATTGCATCTATCGAAACGCCTGGGATGTTTGCTGCCTGACAAAACCATGTCATGTGTGGAGCATCTTCCATCGTCAGACGAAAACTGACATTAGAGAGATAGTTTAAATTTTCGGGTACTTTATTTGATGCGCTCATACTATTATTTATTCAGTTACACTTTAGACATCAATTGATTGTATCTGTATTTTTCTTTCTCTAAATCATCATTTGTGATATTTTGTCTCTCCAAACCAACAGAATTATTACCTATCATTTTTGCAGGATTACCTGCCCATTTTGTTCCAGGCAAAATTTCTTTTTTTCTAGTGATGACAGAACTCATTCCAATCATACAGTAAGAACCTATAACTTGATGTTGATGAATTGTTACACTAAATCCTACCTGAGAATTTTTCATAATGTGAACATGACCACCAAGAGTTGCATTATTACTAAAAATGACATCATTTTCAATTACACAATCATGAGCAATGTGAGAAAGAGCCATTAAGTAACAATTATTTCCAATTGAGGTTACGTTTGAAAATCTTGTTGGCAAATGAACTGTACTGTATTCTCTTATTATATTATTATCTCCGATTGAAATTTTACCAACTGATGGTTCACTACGATGTTGAGCATCTGTACCAATACAAACAAACGGACCTATTTCGTTACCTGTGCCTATTTCTAGTTTGTCCCAATTTACGTAAGCAGATTTGTGTATTTTATTTCCTTTGAAATCATACCAATCATTATGGTTTGTCATATCCAATTATCCAATATTTTTTTATTACTTTCAATTTTAGTTACTTCATGTGGTTTAGGATAACCATGAAAATATACGATAGAGATATCTTTAATTTTTTTGTAATAATCAATTCCTTCAAAAATACATCTATTAATGTATGGTTCATAGTGTGATTTATAACTTACGATAGAGTTTGGATAAATCATATCGAGCCTAGGACATTCTCCTTTATGATCAAATAATCTTCTCAATAACATCATTTCTGATGGAATGTTGTCAAACATAGTAAAATTTTTGTAAACCCATTTTTTATGATTTGACCATATATCCCAAATATGAGCACTTGCTTCTCTATTAGCTATAGTTATTCCATTGCAAACTTTATTTATTTCTTTCGGGTCAGAAATCATTCCTATAGGTTCATCAAAAGAACATATTTTGTTTAGGTCACCAGTAATTACAGTATCCAACCCAAGAGTAATTCGTTTTCCCCAAGTTATGTCTGGTCTATACATTTCAATGATGCAAATCCATCCTCTTCCCATGTCCCAAAATTTTTCTTGACGAACCGGCTCTTTTATATCGTCATACTTGTTGTCCACTAAACAAACTAATTCAAACTCACCATCATAATTTCTTTGTATTCCACGATATAGTTTATCGACCCAACTTCCATCATATATTCCAGTTGAATGAGGTATTCCTAATTTTTTACCATCAAAAAGAGTAGTGACAAAGGTCAACACATTCAAATCCAATTTTTTTCAACAAAAACTTCATCAACCTCATCTGGTTTCGGTACACCATGAAAAACAACAATTTTAGAATTTTGATGTGATTCAGATAATTTGTAACTTGTAATCCAATCTGATGGATAATAATCTATTTTTTCGTTATTTTGAGTTAAAGCATAATAAGTCCATTCTTGGTCACCATTGAAAACAACTGGTGGTAAATTCATCAAATCATGATATACTACTTTACCATGATAACCTAGAGCCTTATCCCAAAAATTTTCTTTTGTCATGGATTTCATTTTGTCATAAAAATTATTTGCAACGTACTCTAAACTGCCAACTTCAAATCTCATCACGGAAGCATTGAAAGGAGTAACACCTTCTTTTGTGAACATACCATAATCACCGCCCCACCATTCTTTTATTGATATAAATTTACTTTGTTTTGAATACTCAAACAGTTCATTTATGTCATCTATTATGACAACATCTAAATCAAAGAAAAGAATCTGACCTTCTATATCGTGTAGAGTTTTTTCAAAAAGTGTTACTTTATTCCAACAAATTTCTAAATCTGTTCTGGGTATATCAAATACTTCTACATTTGGGTCTATACCTTCAGAGTTTTCTGTCAAACAGATAAATCTATCAAAGTTAGAACAATTACGATTGACAGCACGATATAGTTTATTTACGTAAGATGAGTCAAATTTTTTGCCCCACTTGATACATACTATATTATTTTTCATATTATCTCAATTTTTGATTCGGGATACTTTTCAACGATATCATTGACATATTTTTTCCAATTATCAGCATCTTTCGGTCTGTATGTTTCTGGATGTCTCAAACCATCGTGAGAATGAGCATCTGTTTTATACAAATATGTTCCATCATAAACATTTCTATAATTACCACTCTTCAATCCATCAAAACCATACATTACAATTTCTATATGACCATTTTCTGCAGCTCTTTGTAATGCCATGGTTCCTGTGCTTGGAAGTTCAGTTAATGGTTTAAAGTTCCATTCGTATTGTGGTGTTTCCTCTTCATTTACCCATAACACTTCATGCACATTGCCTGCATAACCCATATACACAAAACTTGTAGCTGTATCTCTGTTGCCTGTATAATCAATATTTACACCTTGATTTGGTGGTAGTGAAAGACGTATACCCTGCAAAACATCTTCAAAGTAATGAATCGGTAAAACATCTAAATCTGAAAATACACAATTACCTACATATTTGTCTTTATGTATCTGTGAAACCATTCTAAAATCGTTTGCAAAAAGAAAATCTGGTTCCCAATCTCTGTAAAGTGCATTACAACCATAAACAATACCATCTTTTTTCAATTCGTCTAAATCTAAATGTTGTCTACTTGGACCATTACCCAAAACATATGCTTTGAATTCAGAACACTCAACTGTCGCTTTTTGGTTTTTTCTTTTGACTATCACTTGTACCATATTATCTCCACAGGAAAATTACTACAAACAAAAAAGGGAGAGGATTTTGTCCTCTCCCTTTGAAATCCCTACACTATGTAGGTAACAAATTACATCAAGTTAGCAATTCTGCACTTTCTGTAATATTTGTTAAGGTGTGGGTTTGAACCAAGGTCACCTGTTAAACGACCACCAGCAGCAGTTCCCTCAGAAGCAAGTCCACCTTCTGCAAATGGATTTGCAACCATTCCGTATCGTGTTTTGAAAGCGATACGTGGTTGAAAACTGGAACTATCAACCGCACGAACCATTTGTAATGGAACATATGGGCAATAGAAAATACCAGCATCCATTGGAGATGCACCTTTATAACCTACTGTATAGTATTCTGCTGCATTTTTAGTAGCAAAAGGATCTACATACACACGATAACGACCATTCAATACACCAGCAAAAGTGTTTGATGCTTCGTCAACGTTAAGGTCTGTACTCATTGAAGGTGCATAATCAAGAACACCTGCCATCTGAAGAGCAGATGCAACATCTGAGGATGTGATAATTATGTTACCTTTTCCTCGGCGAGTGTCTTTTGCAATCTGATTTGCATCTCTCTCGATTTGCATCATAAGACCTTTAAACTTCTCAACCATCCAACGTCCATTGGAATCTGTGTCAAGGTCAAAAATGCCTGGTGTAGTTGTAGCAACTTCACTAACATCAGCGTTAATATAAATCTTACGAACAACCTCACGATTGATTTCTGCAAGAATTTCTGCTGAAAGAATGTTTGCAAGTTCACCCTCAGCATCAAGACCATGAACAGCACGCAGGTCTTGTGCAAGTTCCATTGAATAGGAACCTTTGAGTGCTCTTGTTCCGGCAGCAACTGAAACTTTTTCAATTGTGAAAGTCATTTCATTTGAAATGTCTCCCTCACCAGTTGTGGTTGTCATTGCTGAACCAGATTCGTATTCTGTTCCTACTTCACCGGCACCATCTGTTCCAATCAACAATCCTGGCGAAACTCCACCATGTGTTCCCTGACCAGAGAAGGAAGTGTCTGCTTCATTATACAGCAATTCTTCTCTATCCTGTGTTGCATTAGCAGTAGCTGCACGAGCACGTAATGCAAAAATAAGTCCAGTAGGTCCAGACATTGGTTGTACACCACAAATATCATAAGCGATAAGTTGTGGCATCGCACGGCGAACCATGCTGATGAGAACTGGGTCAGCAAAAGCGACATCAGTATGAGTAGGATTACCCAATACACCACCGCTTGCTGGGTCAGGTGTTCCCATTCCCATTGCAGTCAATGGTGTTGCTTCTGAAAGAAGTCCTCCACCTTGCTGGTCTTGAGAGAATTGTTTTTCAACGTTCTCAAGACATAAAGCAGTTACCGCTCTTCGATGACTATCCTTAATCTCTGGGAGTTCGGGATGGTCAAGAACAGGCGCCCACTTTTTATTAATTTGTTCTGCGAGTTGCATTTTAAAACTCCTGTTATGTTTTAAAAACTATGTAAAAAAATTACTTACGAGCAATTGCTTTGCTGTAAGCTTCCATGATGTTGTTCATCTTCGGGGTTTCTTCAACCTCTTCTTCTGAAACAACATCTTCTTGTTCAATATTTTCATCCTGTTTGACTTGATTAGGAAAATAACTTTCCTTAATCATTTTTACCTTATTCTCAAAATCATCTGCATTTTCCTCATATGTGACTCCATCAACCAAAGATTTCATTTTCTCTGCTTGTGTGTCTGCAAGGTCTTCACATACTTCTTCAAGAATTTTGTTTTTGCGATAATCATTGAGTTCGTCTTTAACCTTGACGTTCTCTTGGATTTGAGAATTTAACTTCTCTTCAAGTTCCTCAACTTTGTCAAAAAGGTTCTCTACAATGTCAACCTTCTCATCTGGAACTTCGATGTAATGTTCAGTGAACAGATTTTTCAATCCACTCATGAACTCTTCTGTAATTTCGCTTCTCAAGGAACTCTCAAGTGCAAGTTCGTTTTCTTTCATCCACTCTTCAACTACGTAGTTGAGATATCCGTCAACTTTTTCAGTCAACTCATCACGGAAAGAAACGATTTCTTCTTGCAAGTTATCTTGAAATTCTTTTTCGAGTTCGTCAATTTTTTCACTCGAAACTTCCATTACCTTTTGATGTACTGCGGCTTCGAAAATTGTTGCTGCTTTTGACTTGAATTCTTCGGAAAGTTCTTCTCCTTGAACCAAAGCGGCAATGTCTTCTTTGACATTGATTTCTGGCATCGCAACTTTCATTTTCTTTTTCTTCTTACCAACTGCAACCTTATCTCCTTCTGGATCAGCAGTCATTGGATCTTCTCCACCCATGTCTTCTGCTTCGATAACATCAATAAGGTCTTTGAAACGTTTTGAAACTTCTTCTTTCTTCAATCCGTTTACTTTGTCAAAAAGTTGTTTGATCATTGCAGTTTTAGTAGAGGGAATTTGAAATTCTTCAATCTTCTCTTCTTCTACAGTTTCTTCTGCAACTTGCTCTGGAGCTTCAACAAGTTCCTGTTCTTGCTCGGTCTGTTCCAGAACTTCTTCTTGGTTATTAATTTCTTCAGTCATTGAAACTCCTAAAGTTTTTATAAGTAGTTCGTTACTGTTAATATTTATAAAACTTAAAGATTAGACAATAAATTTTTGAATTCTTTGAGTTTTACTTCTTCAAGTTGTTTTGAAGATGCTTTTTGAATGTTTGTCTTTGCACGTTCAACATCCTGTGCTTTCAACAAACCATTATCCCAAACCCATTCTACACCTTCCATAATACCTTCAACGAAAGCATTTGGTGCAGACGGATCTGCTACAATATCAGCAGCAGTTGCAAGATAAAAATCATCCTGAACAATCTGTGCTTTCTTGTCTGGTTTCAGTGTTCCCATACCTCTTGAGGAAACACCTAATCTTGCACCTTCATCAATCAAACTTTTTACGATCTGACCATTCGGTGTATCAAGAATCTTTGCTCTTCCGATAAAGTTTTTTCCATCCTCTACCAACTCTGTAATCATGTGTGAAACACGATCAAGATTTACAGTTGGTCCGTCTGGATGTCCCAACTCTCCAAAGGCTCGTTTTGGTTCTACGTACTCTTTGACGTAACGATTGACCTCTTTCTGAAGAACTTCTTTTGGATAGATTCGTCCGTTTTTGTTTTTCTGCTCGGACTGCATAAAGATACCTTCAATGAAATATTGCTTTTTTCCGCCGGCACCTTCTTCAATAAGTTCATAATCTACTGATTCTGTTAATTCGCAGATTAATTTCATATTTGCCTTTATTTTGCGTTACTAAATGCAAAATCCAAAACCTTCATAAAAGATTTGGTATCTTTATTCATGTTCATTTGCATTTTTTTCTTGTTGGAAGAATTAAGTGAGTCATACGTTTTCAATAACACATTTGCCGAATCTGGGTCGATTGGAACCTCTGTCCCAGAATCGAACTTTATTTTCATTTCTTTTTTCTTTTTGGAGATGTTTCGCAACATATTAATTACATCTTCTTTTATTTGTTTTTCTTCGTCCATTGGGTACTTGATGTAATTTGCAGCTGATTCCAATTTTTCTCTTGCAGAATTTATTTTGTTCATCCACCACGATTCCAGAGAATCCTCACCCGACATGGAACTTAGTGCAGTTTCAATTTCAGAGATAGATTCAGACATGACCTTCAACGAGCGCATTGCACTTGGAACGTCTGTATGTCCGTCTTCTTGGATGTTTTGATTCTTAAATTCTGTTAGTGTTTTCATCTTACCCTTGGTAAATACCAACTGCTGTTAATTTAACATCTGCGTTAGCAGCAAAAATTTTATCTGTTGCATCCTTGCGAATCAAGACAGTTTCCATTGGTGCTAAAGTAAATGTACCTATGTCAGTACCACCAGATTCTTCAAGTGTTACTAAATAATCTGTTGTAGCATTTGTGTTTACACAACGAACAACTCTCGCCGAACCGACATTTGATGCAGTTCCAGAACCAGTTCCCGCCGCTGCTTCTGTTCCTTTGAGTATTAAAATGTTTGCACTCATGCCTGTACCTCCGTTGTTTCCTCTTCTGGTTCTGTGATGGGTTCTGTCACAACTTCTTCAGGTTCTGCTTGAATTTCTTCTTCTGGTTCTACTTCAACCTTGTCTGCAAACATATTGTTTGAAACTTCTTGTTTTTTGGTTGCTAACATATCTACAACCTTAGAAGAAATAAGTTGATTGAAAGCATCGTTTACTTTCAAAGGGTTGTTTTGCATTGAAAAATCTACTATATCCACTGTCTTAAACTCTTGCTGTTTTTGTGGTTGTTCTGACATAATCCTCCAAAAAATTGTCTATTAATATTTATAAAACTAGATGTCCTCATCTTCTGAGCCATCTGATTCACTTTCAAGTTCACTTTCGATTCTTTCGTCTTCCAATTGTGCTTCTTCTTCATTTTGTCTAAGTATGTTCGTCCTGAACCATTCTTTTGAATAATATTTTCCTACAAAATCTTCCATATCTCTTGCAAGAGTCATTCTTGCAGTCATAATCTCTTGATGTTTCAACTCTGTATAAAAATGGTCTGACGTAAAATCGTATTGTATTTTGTCTCTAATCTTAGACCACTCAGCAGAAGTCATCACTTTTTTCAATATCAACTGTTTTTCCATCACATCTTGAAATAATGAGGAAAATCTTATTTGAAGTTTTGCAACAAACTTACTGAACAGTAGTTCGTCCCTTGTGATTTCACTTTCTCTACCAAGAGAGAATCCTGAATCTGCTTCTAATCGTGAGACAGGAACGTGCATGGCTTTGTAAAGTTTTCTCTGAAAATATTCTACGTCATCCATCTGTCCAAGGTTTTCACCGCCTGGAAGTGTAGTAATTTCTGTTCCTCTTCCACCTTCTCTACGTGGTAACCAGTAATCTTCTAGCATTGACTGATGTCTGCGGTCATCCCTGACTTCACCTGTGTCAGAGTCATAAACCAACCGATTCTTGTATCGTGTCATAATGTCACGAATGTACTGTTCTGCTTTGACTTTTGGTAGATTTCCTACGTCAATGTAAAAAATTCTTCGTTCTGGAGCTCGTGATATGCGATAGATAACGATTGCATCTTCAACCATCCGTAACTGATTGAGTGGTTTGATTGCCTTGTGAAGATACGATAATACTTGTTTTTTCTTTGGGTCAAGGAGTCCAGATGTGCAATATGCAATACTGTCTTTGGAAATCAGAATACCTTGTTGATGTTGATTATTCAACCCAGCGGGATTATATGTAAAAACCTCATCAACTTTTACATTAACAGTATCTTGTACTTTTTGTTTGTTAACTTGATTGACTTTTTTGATTTTTGTAGCATCCAAACTTCGTAACTCAACGATTCCTCTTGATGGGTCGTTTTCATCAATCATGATATGGTAGTATAATCTTCCCTCTACATACCATCTGCGAAAAATTTCGTGACCAAAGTTATTAAAGTTCAATAAATCAAGGACAACATCGAACTCATTTCTTATCTTTGTTTTGATTGATTCTGTAAGACCTGTGTTGTCAAGAAGAATGTTTACTGGTCTTTCACCCTTTCCTGCAACAATTGCTTCGTTTACAATATTCTCTATTGCAATTTCACAATCTGAAAGTGAAGACATTTCACGATATTTAAAGATAAGGTCAACTTCACTTTTATATGCACCTTCCATGTTGAGGTAAGAACCATAAGCTCCTCCCCCAGCGATCATCATTGAACCATCTTCATTTTCTGGAAGTGCAAATGCAGGTATTCTTGCATTTGGTTGTTCTTCACTCTTTCTTTCAATTTTGAAACCGAATATTTCAAATGCCATTATTTAATCCTTTCATTTGTCATCCACTTGGACTCGTAAATGTTGGCGTAAAGGTTGCACTTCCACCAGTGTCACCACTTGATGCAGAAGCTGACTCCCAATGATCGTATGTCCATGTACAAGAAAACTCTTCTATTTCTCCTGCACCCCAATCTAATGTTATTGGAGACAAAGCGGTTGGAAATGCGTTCATAAACTTGTATATTTTAATTGCATCACCCTGTTTACTGAATTGTGTAACTGTTAAATCTTTTTTATAATTAACGTTATCACCTTCAGATACCCCAAAACTACTATCTCTATTATTTAGTTTTACATTTGACACTAAATTCATCCATTCTTCAATGGCATTTCTTATTCCAAAATCTTCATCGTTGATAATTGTAGTTTCCCAAGTGTCAAAAGTTCTATCACCAGCAATTTTGATCGACTTCCCATGAAAAAATACTTCATGAGTGCCAATATTGGATGCTGGTAGAGATGAAGCTCTAACAAGAAATTCTGAACGTGTAGGTGGGTTGGTTACACCCGATGGATAAAGAAGATCAACTTTAAACAGGGAAGGTCTTGCCCCTCCCTGTTTTAAATTAGATTTGAACTCTGTGACTGAAAATGCCATTCATTATAAACTCATTATGTTGATACAACGCCAGAGACAACACTATCAGTAGTTGATCCTGTGCCGTGACTCCAATAATCATATGACCATGTACAAGTAAATTCTTCCACTGCATCACTTGACCAATCAAGTGCAATTTCACTCAATTCTGTTGGCCAGAGATTGTAAAATTTCCAAGTTTGAACGTCAGCGCCATCAGCACCTACTTGAGTAACTGTTGCATCACCAGTAGTGTTTGTCAGTCCGGCAGTGGTCGATCTTGTACCATCAGCGCCACCTGAAAGACGATACATCCAATTTTGAATGTCGTTACGAATTGCAAAACCTTCATCGTTTAAGATTGTAGTGGTCCAATTATCATAAGTGCGAAATCCTGTCATCTTATATGCTCTTCCTGCATAATTTACTGGAAGTGCTGCAATTGTAGCGGCAGGGATTGCTGCAGCTTTGACTAGGATAGTTTCACTATTACTAAATGAAAAAGCACTTGAACTGTCATTTATCTTAATTTTAAAAAGAGATGGTCTTGCGCCACCATCTGCAACTGCGGCAGCAAAGAGGTTACTTTTAAAATTTGTTACTGTAAACGCCATTTTATCCTCTATGCAAAAGTGTAGTAATTATAAGACCAAGTTACATCGAACTGTTCTATGTCACTTGCAGTATCATAACTTAATGCAATCTCACCTATTGTATTTGGCCAACAATCTACAAACGTAATTGTCTGGTCAGGAGTAGCACTACCATCTTTACCATATTGAAGAAGTTTGACTGTTCCTCCAAAACCATTAGCAGTACCATGTAAAGCATTCATTTCATTGTCAACTGTACCATTAATTTCATTCATCCATTTTTCAAGTTCAGAACGTTGAGTTGAGGCTTCTGTCATGATAATTGTAGTACTCAAATCTCCATAAACAATATCGCCTGGTATTTTAACAGTTCTACCAAAATATTGTCGTTCAATTGGTGTGACTGTTAATGGTGGAAGTGCTGATACATTACAAAAAAACTTAATGTCAGTCAGATTTGATAAAGTAACGCCATTTGGAACAGCAGAAATTTGAAGTTCAAATAAACTTGGACGGGCGCCCCCAGAAGCGAGCGCCGTTTGAAACGTTGATAAGTCAAATGCCATTTGATTTCCTCGAAATTAATCGTTTTAATTATTTATATCAAACAGCACCAACGACTTCAGAGAACTCAACACCAGAACGAACTGCAACAAAGTTTAACTGAATGAAGTTGATAGCTCGTGATGGTTTGATGAAAATGTCTCCCCTGAACTGATTTGAGTCAACGACTTGTGCTGTGTTATTTGAAGCGTCACAAACAACACGGAAGTCAGTGATTCCACCTCTACCCTGAATATCACGGAGAAATGGTTCCACGATTGAAACAAATTGTGAACGAGTAAACTCATCGTTGAATTCAAACAACTGAAATCTTGCTGCATTCGCAATCGCTTTTTCAAGTAAGATAAACAAACGTCTTACGTTAATTCGGTCAAATGCAGATGGCTTTGTAAGTTGTGTCTTATCACCAAAAAGGACTGTCCCTTCGCCTGGGAAAGCAACAACTGGATTCACTTGATTTGAATATAGTTTGTCTCTCTCAGCTTGTTTTGGATTATAAGGTAATCTTACAACACCTTTGATCTGTCCTCTTGTAAAACCTCCTGGCGAGAAAAAAGGATCTCTGTCAGCATCTGTTCTCGCACAAAGTCCTGCAATGTCACCATTTAATGGAACAAAACGAAACTTATCGTTGTGTTTGTCGAACATAAACTTATAACCAGAGTCCATGACTGCATAAGAGGAATTCATATTGACTGTCTCTCGATAATCGACAACATTATCTGTTGCAGTTGAAGAGTCAGTTACACCAACAACATCTGCTTTTTCTGGTGAAAAGAAAGCAACACAATCTTTTCGTACTTCCGCAATGTTGTTGATAACGTGTCTGACCACTGTAGAACCATGATTTGCAGTGGTAATTAAAGAAACATCAGTGTCTTCTGCTGATTTCATCTCGTCATATGCACGAATAATATCTGCAGCAGAAGGTGCTGCACCATCTGACCCACCTTGTAAACTTGTAGAAAGAGGAGCATGAGGCATCATAAATGCATTGTTTGCAGAACCACCAGTAATGTTCTGTGCAAGGGCTGCGGTAGATGTGATTCCCCATCCATGAAATGTTCCACTTCCAGTTCCACTAGTAAGAGTGATACTTGCACCACCACCAGTGTCAATTGTTTCTGTGTCATCTGTTCCATCTGCTTGTGGGACATTAAAAATTGGATGATCAGCAAACCAAACATATTCAGATTCTCTATTAAGATAGTTTGCATAATAGATGTTTTCTCCATCTGCACCTTTTGCATCTCTGATGACTGATAGGTTTCCGTGTGCTTCTACAACTTCATCAACTGTTCCTGACCAATCACCATCTTCGTCAACAATTGCAACATGAATTTCATCCAATTCAAGATTTTTGTCTTCAGCAAACGCAGATGTGGTTGGTGGTCCTTCAGAAAACGCAGATGCATATTCCCATTTTCTTTCGTATGCAACTGTTGCATTTACACCGATGAATTTTTCTGAAACAGTCAAACTTGTATCACTTGCAATTGCGGATATTTTTCTCTCTTCTCCACCAACTATGATAATATCTCCAACTACAAATTGTGCGGAAAAAACTGTTGCTGTTCCTGTCACAGTTGTAGAGTCAGCGGCAGTTGTTACTGTTCCTGCCATATCTGCGGATTGTTGTTGATAAACTGAACGTTTTCTTCGTGTTAGAGCGGCACCAGCACTTATGTCTGCTTGTGTTCCCGATAATTCTTCACCTGTGGCAGCATTGTCTGCGGTAACTGCTGTAATTACGATGCCTGGAGTTGCACCAGCAATATCCACAATATCACCTACTCTCAATTCATCACCAAAATTTGTTCCTGTTCCTGCGATAGCACTTGTTGATTCTGTCCATGCAACTGTACCTGTTAAAGTTGCAGAAGGACGATCAGAGGGACACCACGAAATTTTGAAGGTATTTCCTAATGCACCTGCCCATTTTGCGGCTACTGATGCAGTAAAACTTGTCGCATTTGAACCACCAAAATCTGGATCATAACTAGTATAATAATCGTCAGATGTTTTAATTTGAACGTTTACATATGCACCAGTATTTGCAGTTGCGTTCAATGGTGCATTTGAATGAGTAGTGGTTGTGTTTGCTGCACGAACAACATTCAATGCATTTGAATAAGACAAGAAATTAGCGGCAGTAAAGAAGTGTTCAAAGTTATCATCGTTTGGTTTTTGAAACATTTCTACCAAATTATCTTCGTCTGTGATTAACTTTACTTCTTCAATCGGACCCCAGCGGAACCTTCCAACAGCACCACCTATTGAAGTTGCAGCTGCAACCACAACATTAGTTAAATCAATCTCAGAAGTATTTACGCCTGGACTTACTAGAAAGGCCATTGTTATCTCCGTAAAAAGTGTGATTTTTGAGTGTTAAAGTATAAATTACTCTTAAAATATTTATAAATATTGGTATCTGGTGAATAATATTTAGTGTGTGGTAAAGATGAAATTTCCTCAAAAAGCAATTGACCGATTCAATTCTAAAGTCAGTAAAACGGAAAATTGCCATATCTGGACAGCTGCAAGACAGAAACAAGGGTATGGTATGTTCTCTTATGATGGTAAGTCGTTACCAGCACATCGTTTTGCATATCTTCTTTACAAAGGAGAAATTGCAGAAAACATGGTCGTTCATCAAACCTGTGAAAATAATGCGTGTGTAAATCCAGAACATCTTGTTCTTCAGACCAAAAGTCAAAACAAAAGAAACTACAATTCAGTTCGTGTCAGTAAAGAGATGGTAGAACGAGAAAGTGTAAAATATCTTTTTCGTTTGAGAAATCTGAGGCCGGACTTGGAAAAAGAGATCGATAATCTTCTGCAATATCTTACAATCAAGAAACAAGAGGAAGAAGATGATTTTGGATTTTCAAAGGAAACAGAAGAATCGTATCTCTAATAGAGTTCTTTTTGCCATTCCTCACCGGCAGGAGTCCAAGTGTTATTATCGCCTGGGATAGAGAACTCTTCTGGGTCGTGTCCATCTTCTATGATACCAAAAGGAACAAGTTCTTCTTCAATCATCTTCATTTGTTCAGCAAACATCTTCTCACGAATATCTTGGTCTGTCAATTCTCTAAAATATCTTTGTTGAACCAACCAAGAAAAAATAACACAAGTCATCACCAAGTCATCGTGAGTCCCATCATCTGCTTCCCAAGATGTGTTCTTTGCGATGAAGGTTGTCAATTCTGAAATCGTATCAAAATCGTCAATCAAAAGATTGTCCTTTTCAATCAAATCTTTGAGTGTTGCACATCCAATTCGTTTGACTTGTTTTGTGGTTCGTATTCCCATAGAAACATTCTTTGAGAAACCACCACCAATTTGCTGACCATTTCTGCCGTGCATTGTCACCATCATCATGTTCTCGTATTCTAGGTCGTGATAGAGAATATCAGAAACTTGTTGTCCTATGTCGTTCACCTCTACCAGTATAAATGCTTCGTTGTATTTTAGTGCTGTGGTGTAGATGATGTTTGGATACAACATAGGTGAAATGTCATTCCTACGATACTTTGCAACTTGACGATATGGTTGTTTGGATACATCAAAAACAGAGAAGGCTGAGTAGTCAAGTCCAACACCTCTTGCAACATCACATACCATCACGTAAGTATGATTATGAACAGGTTCTTGGTAAACGTCCAAACCCTCGTTGATGAAAACAGGTTTCTTGAAAGGCATCGACATGAGTTTTTCAGTAGAGATAAGTGTATTTGAACTTCCAAGAAAAGAACACTCAAACTCTTGTTGAAACTGTCTCTCACTCGTATTACGAATCGTCTTTTCTTTCCATGCTTCATCTCTGCCTGGAACCTGTGACCAATGAACCGAAATTGGCGAATAATCATTCTGACCTTCTTCAGCATCTGTCCAGAGTTTATAAAATAGATTCATTCCGTTTGGAGTAGAGACAATGAATACTTTGGTTGTCTGTCCAGATGAAATTGTAGGATATACAGAACTGAAAAACTCTTCTGAGATGTTTGACGGAACAAATGCAAATTCGTCTAAGAAGATGATATTGAATGAACCACCTCGAATTGCGGAACCAGATGTTGAACTTGCAAGAATCTTAGAGCCGTTTTCAAGTTCAATATTACCTTTGTTCCAAATCAAAACTCCTTGTTGCAACCACTTTGGCATATGTTCGTAAGCAAGTTGCAATCTACCAAGAAGTTCCATTGCGGTTGTCTTTTTGTTCGCAAGAATCGCAACGGAGACATTTTCATTGAAGATGATGTAATGAAGTAGATAAGCGAGAATCGTAGTTGACTTACCCGACTGTCTTGCCATCTTGCAAATGACAAATCTTTTGTTATGAAATTTGTCAATCATCTCTGACTGATAATCTCTCACATCAAAAGGAATCAGTCCTTCGTCAACGGATACAATTTTTATGTATTGTCGTGCAAAGTGCTCTGGATCTTCTTTGCACTTGATAAACTCTTTGATTTGTTCCTCAGTAAAATCTTGAGGAACGTATGCGGCCTTGAGTTGGGGATTACCCAGATAGGTTTCGTGTTGAGGCATTTTTTTTATATCGAATATCTTATTATTACAATACCAGAAGCACCATCACCACCTCGTCCGCCTTTCGCATCTGCACCATTTCCCTCTGGACCTCCTCCACCTCCACCAGAACCAGTGTGTGGTGTAGCGTGTTCTCCTTGTAGATTATATGCGCCCCCTCTACCTC